ATCTAAAAATACTTGATTTCTTTTTACCAAACTGAAAATCAAACTTCATAAAAAAAGGGGAGGTGCAATACCTCCCATATTTAGTTAACCTTCAAGAACCATTTTATTTGCATAACGATAGGCAAAATCGGTTCGGGCACCATGAATGCCCCAACCAATCCAACGATATGCAAGGTTCATATATCCATCAATACTCCTACCGGGAGTTTTCATTTGATATTCAATCTGTTTCCATTGTGGTTCAGTCATCATATATTGAAGTTGTCCCTCAATTGAAGATGGACTTGTTCCAGTACTACGAGCAAATCTACCAAGACCGTAATAACGATCCGCAGAAGTAAACTGGATTATTCCAAAACCAGCACCACAAGACTCATAATTAACTCTTGCTCCACCCTCGCAAATATTAGGAATAAAGTTTGATTCCTGTTTGATATTTCCAAGAATAGTGGCAAGTGCGTTCTTATCCTTGATTCCCTTCTTTTGAAGATACTCTAAAGCATAAGACTCGTGTTGATTACACCCTTTACATTTCCAAATCTTTTCCTTTTTTTCGACCTCTGTTTGAGCAGTATGCTCTTGTTTAGATTTGGTCTCGGATTGCTTCTTATAATCTTGAATAGTCAGTTCTAGAGTATCTGTTGATATTTCAGGAACTGATGGAGCATAGACTGGTAGAAGCAAAGATGAACTGAAGGCAGATGCCACAGTAAATGAAAGGGATGTAATTGTTGAAAATAGCATTAAGTTTAATAGAATTCGGCATCCGTATAAGTAAAGGAGAATTTCCACACCCTCTCGGGAGGCATTACCCACGGCTCTAGGGTTACAATCAAGTTCAAATAATAAAATGAACTACCCCAATACCTTTGGTATCAGGGCTTCAGCATTCATAGACTTAACTAATGTTAACGCCTCCTGCTGTTTTTGTTTAATGTCCGACTGCGTTCAACAACCAGACAGAGTATTTAGTATTTTCAGATCCCCTTATTTAGAGAAACAATATCCAATTTAGCATTTGGAGTATCAAGATACTTAAACCACTCACAGAATTCCTCCTGAAGAGCTGTGGCGGCATCATATTGTTTTGTATTAATAAGTGTCTGAAACCGACAATCCCCCCAATTAGTAATATGGGACATAATTTGTTCTGTTGTCTTTTTCTTATCCATAATGATGTGTGTGTTCAAGCCCCATCATAGCATACCCTAGCGGCACCGTCAAGCCCTAAATAAGAATAAAATGACCTGGTGGTACAGAAACGAAGAATTAATTAATATTCCAGATAAAATGGAAGGATTTGTTTATCTTATCACAAATCTGGATAATGATAAGAAATACATAGGTAAAAAAACCTTCTGGACCCGTAGGAAAGACCCTAAGACAGGAAGAAGGAAGAAGTTAGAGGGGGATTGGAGAAAATATTTTGGGTCTTGTGATCAACTCAAAGAAGACGTAAAAAATCTCGGAGAAGATAAGTTCCGCCGAGAAATATTATACTTATGCCCTCATAAGAAATCAATGAGTTATTATGAGACAGCAGAACAATTTAAACGAGATGTATTATTAAGAGAAGATTATTATAATACAAATGTTGAAGGAAGGTTCTTTAGTTCAGAGAAAGAACGTATATATGGAATAGTATTAAGTGGGATTATTTTTTGATTCCTTTCTTTACCTCGTTATACGCAGCTAATCCTTCTGGTGTTACTTTGCCAGAACTACCGAAACTTCTAGGAGTGGTGGTGGCTGCTGGTGTTGTGGTTGTTTGGGTAGAAGGAACGGCTGGGGGGTTAATACCTATAGATGGATTATTATCCTTACTGCCAATGCCATAATAATTAATACCACTACCTCCAGTTACGTTTATGCGTGAATTAGGCGGAACTGCTGTATTATTTATGTTAGTAGTGGATGCTGCTGGTGTTGGTGTTGTTACATTATTATTAGCTGCATCCCGAGCATCTTTTGCTTTTGTTGCCTTTTTATGAAAATCCTTAAAGGTTCGTGATTTTAATTTTGGGTCTTTTAAATCTCTTCTCTCTATATTGTTGGCTGCAGCCGATGCTCTTCGTTGAGAAGGAGATGGTCCTTGGGGAGTTGATGGTCCTTGATTCCTAATGGCCTCTGAACCACCTCTGGCCTGTATATTTGCTCTTCTTGCTCTTCTTATATCTTGGAAAGATGCTCGTTGGGGAGTATTGGTTCTTTGGGAAGAAGATGATCTTTGGGAAGAAGATGATCTTTGGGGAGTTGAATCAAAGGAATAATTTACACTGCTACCACTTCTTCTTGCTGGTCTTGTTGATTGATATATGGTAGGAGTTGATTTATTATCACCACCAGTGATAGCAGAAACCCCACGCTTAATCAATTTACCAAGTCTAGACCTAGCAATACCCTAAATTACTCCAGCAATACCAGATTTCTTTTTTTCTGTCTTCAAATATTGCTGTTTACTTCCAAATTTATTGACGTTGCGTGAATCCTTAGAAATGCGTGGTTTTGATGTATCCTTAAGTACTTTCTTACCCTTATGTACCAAATCTTTACTAGTTCTAATTCTACTCACTCTATTTTTTACATCTTGTGATGCTCTAACATTAGCAACACTTACTTCTAATATAATAGATTCCGTTAAAATTTCATCTGAAAGAGATAAATTAATTAAATCATTGGATTCCTCTAATGAGTACCCATCACTAAACATATCATCAAATATCTCAGTAAAAACTTCCTGAATATCTAAATCTGATAGATGGTCTACAAATTGTAGTTCGGAATATCCAATATTTTCTTCACTTAAAAGTTCTAGGATGCTCATTTGGAATATATTGTTGAATTGTTTATATTAAAAAGGAGCCTCATTTGGGCTCCTATTATATCAATCTTCCAGGTAGTTAAGGGCTAGTTCACCAACAATTTCTTCTGAAAGGTTATTAAGAATAATAAGGGCACTATCATAATCATTAGCATATCCTTCTTGAATTAAATCTTCAAGAATATATTGAGCTAGGAGTTCGTATTGTTCTTTATTAAGGAATCTAGCTTTGTTAACTACCGACCTATGTCTTGTAGCTAATGCCCCACCATAAAGTCGTTTACCTGTTTTACTAGTGAGGGCTTCCGGGTCGGGTCCAACTCCACGTCTACGAGCACTTCTATTTGCGGCAGCTGGGGTCCAAGTGCCCTCCCCGCTCTTACCACCAAGACGGGTCAATCCAAGAGAAGGAGCGGCTGCTTTTACACCAGCACCAGTGGTTGAAGTTGGATACCCAGTAGGGGGGGTAACTGGAGGAGCTGGTTTTTTAGTTCCAAAATGATCCGGATGATTAATTAGTGGTCTTTTTGATTTTAGTGGGGGACGACCACCAATTTCACCTTTAAGATATTCACCACCTCTCTGAATAGCACCACCAACATTAGAAATAGCACCACCAGCAAGTCTGGCTCCAGTGCGAAGAAGATTAGTGAGTCTAGCCTTACCAGCAGTAGCGGCAGCACTAGGAAGAAGCTGTGCCGCAGTTGCCGCACCAGCACCATAAGACTTCACCTTATTAAATACATTAGTACCAAAGTTTTTTACTTTACTTGCAGTATCCTTAACTGTTTTAACTGCATGAGCTACTCTTGCTTGTCTCTCTGAATGACGGGCTTGTCTCTCTGAACGACGGAAGTTTTCTTTTTTATTAGCTGTAGTAGCTGCAGCTTGCCTAGCCTGTTTAGCCCTATTAGCTGCCCTATTCTCTAGTTGCTTAGGTGGTATTCTACCTTCACATAGATAATCAACAGATTCGGTCAATGCCTCATCAGAAGCAGCTTCCTTAAGAACATCAAACGCTCCATCAGAAGTATATCCATAATCACGAAATTCCCAATATAGAGATTCCACAACTTCTTGAATATCTTCATCCTGCATATAATCAATAAAACGAAGATTATCATCAATATCTTCATTTAATTTATTACTATACAATTCGGCATAGGCTTCAGACAGGTGGTATCTAGACATTTTTTTATAAATCGGTATTGTATCTGTTAGTATTTAGCAAAATACAAATTCTAAACTAAAGTTTAAATCCACTAAATGAATCGGATTTCATATCTTGATTAAGACCACCAACAATATAACTCTCTATAGATTCCTCTTGTGGCGGTGGTTGAACATTTTTACTATTCAACCAATGCTCAGTCCACGGAAGAGGATTATTATTTGCTGGTATATCATAAATTGGCTTAAGACCAATAGCCTTCATACGACGATTAGCAATCCATTCAATGTAATTAAAAAGAAGCTTATCGTTTAAACCAATCATTGAGCCATCTTTAAAAAGATATTGAGCCCATCTCTTTTCCTCATTTACCGCATTCTCAAACATCTTATATACATACGGTTCATCTTCTTTAGCAATCTTTTGCATATCTGGGTCATCTCCCTTCTTCCATTTAGAGATGATATTTTGAGTTAAGAATAAATGATATCTTTCGTCTAGTGCTATTTTTGATATGATTTTTGCAGATCCTTCCATAAGTTGGAGTTCGCCAAAGGCGAAACTGCAAGCAAAGCTAACGTAAAACCGAATACCCTCAAGAATGTTAACATTTGCGATTGCACGATACAATTTTCTTTTGACATCATAGAGTTCCTCTTTTGCGTATGGTACATTTTCATTATTGAACTTCCAGGTGTTTGAAGTTCCATACTGTTGAGCTGAATTAATGAAGTCATCATATGTTCCAGTTACACTCTTTGCTCGCTCCAAAATATTGACATCATCAATAATAGTATCAAATACCTCAGACGGATTATGATACACATTCTTTATAATATATGTATATGAATAGCTATGAATCATCTCCATAAACTCCCACACTTTCATACACGCTTCCAATTCTGGAAGTGAGCAATATGGAGCGAATGCCATTCCTGGACCACGACCCTGAACTGAATCAAGCATAATCTGATACTTTAGATTTGAAGTATAGATATGCTTATGTTCTGGGCGGAGTTTTTGATAATCTGCGCGGTCCTTTTGAATAGGAAACTCCTCAGGACGCCAAAAAGCACCAAGTTGTTCTTGTGTTAATTTATAAAAAATTGGATACTTATAAACATCATATCTCTGAATACCAAGAGGGGCACCAAAGAACATTGGTTGATTTAGAGTATCATTTTTATTGGTATTAAATACCGTCATACCATTAATTTCAGATTGCGCAACTGTCACAATTTTCCTCCTCTGCATTTCCTAATACATCATTAACTAAATCTTCAAGTTTCATATCATCCTTCTTACCGTCATATGTATTAAGATAATATGCCGTCTTATGCCCCTTCTTAAATGCTTGTAAGAAATCATTAACAATAACACTCATAGGAACTTTCTTATTGGGATAATGCTCTGGATTATAATTCCAATTCGTGCTAATTGATTGGTCAAAGAACTTCTGAAATACAGCAACAACATTGAAATATCCATCGTTGGATTTCATATCCCATAAAAGAGTATAATTGTTTTTCAATGTGGAATATTGAGGAACAATTTGCTTAATACGTCTTTTTATGGATAGATAATCTCTTGGTGGCTCAATGCCATTTGTGGCATTTGATACGAGTGAACTATTATGAGAAACTAATCCCTCACAATTATAGTGATGAACATCAGGAACTTCAATATCATAGGTAGGAAGCGTTTCTCCAGTAAACTCAATTTTTTTTACTTTCATTTTTCTCCTTAAATTCTTTGTAATCTTTAATTAATTGTTGTTTTGTGACCGAACATTTTTCTTTTTTGGAACAGTTTAGTTCTGGCATTTATGCTTGATATCAAAACTCCATTATATCATCATCTACAGTTAAATCGCAAGCACATTTCCAAATTTGATTATCAAATTCATCTTTAACTAAAAACTTATGAGTAGGAGTACATTTGATTTGTTTACCATCCTCCATAACTAATGTAATAACTTCTTTCATACCATTATAATAAATCTTGTCTACAGATTTATCTCCATCTAGAGAAGGAACCATAATGGGAGAATCTAATGTATGCCACCCAATAAAATCTTGAGATTCAATTTCTTCCCAATTTATCTTCCCATTTTCACAAATTTGATGAAAGTCCATAAAACCTTCAGAAGTTTTTATTTTATGTTCCCAAAAAAGACAAGATTCACTCGGCATTTGTGCCGTAAGTGTGGAATTACGTAATCCATATTGTAGAATATTCCGACGAAGCTCTTCCCAGTCGTGTTGTAATGAAGAAGAACAAATACCATCTACTTCTTTCTTATAAGTATCAATGGGAAGAATTCCATCAGAATACTTGGTTCTTCCGAAATATTCACAATGACCTTTCTCTTTAGCAAGTTGATTTGATGATTTCAACAAGAAATATTGTAGACTTTCTGCTAAACCATGAGCAGCATTCCATGCTTCTTGGTCCTCATAAGAATACCCCAATTTAGCAAAATAGTGAGCCAATCCAATAACACCAATACCAAGAGACCTACGAGCTTTAGTTGATATCTCAGCAGCCTTAACAGGATAATTCTGATAATCAATCAATTCATCAAGAGACCTAACAGATAAATCACATAATTCCTCTAGTTCCTTATCTGATTTAATAATACCAACATTTAACGCACTCAGAACACATAGAGCGATTGCTGGAGGATTTTTATCTACGATGACATCCTCATAAAAATATTCATAATTTTGCATATCTTCAGATTCATTTTCATCAACAAATTCGTATAGTAAATTAGACATTAAAATCTCCATTTTTTCTAATTATGTGTAAACTTAATCCTGTTTTTTCCGACGCTTCCCTCATACAATCGTATATTACTTCCTCAATCTTAACTTTTTTACTCCATCCATTTTTTGAACCATAATTTACTCCTCCTGGTTTCCCTTTACTTTCCCATTCATTGTAATCGTATTTTACATTTTTAATATTTGTCAATTTTTCAATGGTCATATAAAATCCCTCCAGTATCTTTAAGATATTTTTTATATTGTTCAATTTTGTCTATCTTTTATGCCTTTTTTGGTTGTGTTTTTGTTCTTCTTTTGAATCTACTATTTGGATTATCTTTAAAATATTCTTTTCTATACTCTGTAGGAATCTTTGGAGAATGAATTACACCTTCTCCTCCTTTTGTAATATGTTTCTTTGCATAATTTGGATTCATTACAGTAGAATAATGTTCTCTTCCCCATTTATCAACTGCTCTTTGTCCATCCGTTTTCATTAATTTGCCTGGAGTGTTAATATCTTTTTTAGGAACATTAAATGCAATCACTTTTGTTGGTTTACCGTGTCTTCTGCCAAAACTTTGTGCAATTCCTCTATCAGTTGAAGTATAAACATCTGATGTATTAAATCCAGATTTTTTAATTTTATCCTCAGAAGATGAAGAAGTTCCATGATACATTTTTACAAACTTCAATCTTTTTGCCTCTGCAATAAATTCTTGAAATGTTTTCATTTCTTGTTCTTTTTTAAGTATTTAGTTTTCATCATATTGAGTATGACGATGCAAATGTTTCGGTTCAATTGGCGAAAGTCTTTTTTTACCTTTTTCTTGTTGTTTGCGAGATGGATTTCTTCCTACTTTTGCAAATTGATCGCCGTCAGAATCTTTTGATCCAAATCCACCTCGTGTAGAATACAATCTTTCTCTACGATTTCTATGTTCATTTCCCCAATCATCTGATCCCGAACTTGAAGGACTATTATGTGCTACTGTATTATGAGGTATGCGATGAGATACATGTCTATTCCAAACTCTTTCCGCATCTCTTGCAATTTTAATTTTGTCTCCTTCTGTTTTTGGAGTTTTATTATGTCCCCATTCTATTGTATTCACATTATTAAACGGAGATCCTAGAGCTTTATATACGTTATATGTAATTCCAGATGGTTTATGGTGAACATCAATTCCACTAGAATGAGATATTACTTCTACTTCCTTTTCATCTTCACGACTTACATGTGGATTTGGATTTGGATTATCTGCCCCGTGTCTAACTTTAGTTAGAGTCAAATTACTTTGTCTTTCTTGTCGTTGTCTATCTTTAAATTTTTTATTACTTGCTTTTTGCATTGGAGTTTTGCCAGAAAGAAGTTTTTCATCAGGTTCATAATATTTTTCTGCAATATACATAAATTCTTTAAATGTTTTCATTTCTTACTTTGCTTTTAGGTATTTAGTTTTTTCATAACTCCATCTATACCCCTTACAATGGTTAAATTTTCCTTCACAGGTATATTTAATGTTGGAAGGATTTGTTCCTACAAATTTAGAGGCATCACTAATAGATTGAAACTCTCTTAAAAAGTTTCCTTCAATGTCATACTGAAATACTTTAATTCTTTTTACATTTGGATTATTTTTGAGTGTTTGAGATGTCTTACTTTTGCTTTCTTCTTTGTGAGATTTTCCAGCAAATCCACAAGGAGATGGTTGCCCCTTTCTCATTTTACTCCATTTTTCTTTTTGTTCTTCTGTATGTGTTTGATTGTAGAATGGATTTTCTTCTCCAACAAATTTTCCTTTTCTTTTTATACTGCTATTAATAATTTTTCAATGGTCATATAAAACCCCCCCAGTATCTTTAAGATATTTTTTATATTGTCCAATTTTGTCTTTGGAAACTTTCACTCTTCGTTTTTCAGTTTTTCCTATGTCATCAATATGTTGAATTGGTTTGGTTGGTAGAGTAATCTCTAGGCAATTATGAACCAGAATATTATTTGCAAAGAAGTTATGTGTTCCTTCTACAGTAATATCATAAACTGGTATTTCTTCTTCAAGATATTCAATTATAAGAAATGTACCGACAGTATGACTTTCCCCAACATAAACTAATTGGTCATTTGGGGTTAAATCTTTTGCCATCACATATCCACGATTTTTTGTGAATACTTTATGCTCTGGTGTCACTACAATGCTCTTACCACTTGCTTCATCAGTAATTCTCATTACCTTTGCTTTTGGAGAAGTTTCCGCAAATGCAGTTATTGGTGCCCATCTCTGCTCACCAGTTTCAATGTCATATGAAAGAACTTCAAGATTTTTGATAAACATATTATTTAAAAATTCATCCAAATCTTTAATTTTAATTTCAGTCATTTTATCATTACAATCACCGACAATAGTATTGTCCGAATAATCGTCAAGATTATGTTTGATCCAAATCAAAGTGTTTCCAGCAACACAAAGGTTACTCATATCAATTTTATCCTTAAAAGAAGAATGAGAATTGGAATGATCGATATTCATAATATAAATCCTACCAGTTTCATTCCTCTCATTTAAGAGCGAAAGAATGAGTTCTTGAGCCTTAACAGTTTTTTTCTTAATGGACGAATCTTTCTCATATTGAACGTATAAAGAGTCAAATAAATCTGTTCCGAAAGAATCATATAGTCCAGGTACATCATGTGGGGAGAATAATGTAATTTCACCATCTTTAATAAATCGCTCATAAAAAATCTTAGATATACAAATTCCATAATCAATATTCCTTACTCGGTTCTCATCATTTCCTTTATTATTTTTAAGAACCAAAACACTTTCAATTTCCTGGTGCCAGATAGGAACATAAGCAGTCATACTAGCCTTACGAATACCACCCTGGTGGCATGATTCTAGTGAAGATTGGAATTTCTTTAGAAATGGAATCAATCCAGTAGAAATAACTTCACCGTTACGAATCTTACTACCAATTCCACGTACACTACCAACATTTAATCCAATTCCAGCTCTACCAGCAATATACCTAATCATTGCCCCATCAGTAGCAATAATACTTTCCAATGAATCTCCACAAGAAAGTAAGGTGCAAGAAGCAAATTGTTTTAGTTGAGTTCTAACTCCAGCCATAATTGGAGTAGGAATATTAATCTTATGTTTACTAATTGCATCATAATATTTCTTAACATATCCCATTCTTGTTTCCTTAGGATATCTAGAGAATATAACAAGAGATATCATAATATACATGAACTGAGGACATTCATATAAATTACCATTACTCCTATCTTGTATGAGATACTTATCCACTACTTGACGCAATCCAGCATAAGTGAATAGATAATCTCTACCGTGATCGATGTAACTATTTGCCTTATCTATTTCTTCCTTTGAGTAATGATTATAAATCTCGTTGTCATATAATCCAAGAGATATACAAGAATTAATTTGGTCCTCAAGATGAGGCATATCAATTCTTCCACCATAAATGCTTTTACGAATTGAGAATAGAAGAACTCTTGCCGCAACAAATTGATAATTTGTATTTTCTAGTGATATCAAATCACTAGCACTCTTAATAAGAATCTCCTGAATCTCAGACGTAGTAATTCCATCATAAAATTGAATACCCGATGCCATCTCTACTTGAGACGCAGAAACCCCAGAGAGACCCTTACAAGACTCACCAACCATATTATGAAGTTTTTCTAGATTCAGGTCTTCTATTGACCCATTTCTTTTAGTTACCTTAATTCTACTACTCATTTTCTTTTCCATTCATTAAACTTAAGAGTTGCTTCTAGACCAGAATATGTATTTGATTCTAGTACAGATTGTATTTTATGTCCAGCCAAAATCATATCATTGACATCCTTATCCCTAATTATACTTGGCCAAATAACAATTGACTCGCCGTTTTCTATCTTTCTAATCATTCTATTGTGTATATCAACATTTCTCGGCTCATTATCATAAACATAAATCGGATGTTTAATATTTAGATTGAATAGATTAGCATCTGCTCCACACATAGCAATAGAATTATTAACAAACTCAGAATCAAATGGTCCTTCCAATACATAAACTGGTAATTCTAAATTAACATCATCATATCCATAAATTTTAGGTGCCGTATCATTTAACATTACTGTTATATACTTTACCTGATTATATTTTATAGACCTTCCCTGAATACCAATTAATTCCTTTTTAAAATACAACGGAATTATAATTCTGGATTCTTCAATAGAAGTATCATCAAATATATGTTGTAATGTATTCACCCAAGTTTTAAAATTCTCAGCGTAAAAAAATCTTGTTGGATTAATGCCACGATTCTCCAAATAAAATTTAGATTTTGAATTTTCTGATGCTTTCGGTAAGTCAATACTTTTTTTAAATGTTGGAATTTTGAATTCTATTTTTGGTTCTTCCACAACAAAATTCTTTCCAGTATGACCATTCTTAAATTTTTCTAAACAATATTGCTGATGAAGAATTGGGTCAATTTGTTTAAGAAAGTTATTCAGAGAAATATTAACTCCACAATTATGGCATTTATAATTTGTGTTATTCTTAACCGAATAAAAATATCCCCTAGTCTTTGACTTATTTCTTTGTGAATCTCCACAAATTATACAACGACAATTATAGAGATTTGAATTCTTTTTTATAAGTCTCTCAACGTGAGTAGACAAAAGATTAATATATTTGTCATCTATCAAATCCATATTATGAGAATTACACCATAGCCATTATAGCACAGTTTACTCGGATGTCAACCGTTCAAGGCTTCTGAGTGGAATGAGAATACTGCTGAATCTCAGATGGAGTTACGATACCACCCATCAATTGAGTTCCTGCGGCAACTAAAACGGCAACTACAGTACCAATCCCAACTACCATCCATTTTACCTTAGAAACCTCACTAATTCTTTCTTCTAACTTAGATATTTTATCTCTAGACCTCTCATGTTCACGTTCATTATTTTCTTTCATTTCACCATACATTCTAAGAATCAATTCATCATTCCTTTCCGTTTGAATGATTTTTTCGTCATGAGCAGCTAACATATTTCTTATATCCGCACTAACTTCACTAAGACGAATAATAGCATCATCCAGCTTGCTTATATTATTTCCAAAATCTATCAGCTTCTGTTCTAGAACAGCAATTTTTACAATTTCTTCGGTCATAGTTCTGTACAAAGTGAAAGGTGGAGAACAAAATCACTTTGAAACATCTTGTTATTATTATTTATAATTCAGAGAAGTCCCATAGATTTAAGCCAGTGCTTATATCTATTATTCACAGACCTACCATCTATATTATCATCTCTTCTTCTTCTGAATCCCATTACTGGGTCAAATCCCGCAGTTGGGTCGGCTGAATTAGCACCAAATCCTCCACCAGTACTAGGAGCATTTGCTACGTTTGCTATATCCTCACGAACAATAGCTATAATTTTATCAATTTTTGCCATTAGAAAGTCCCTGTAATTCTGACATACAATATTCATTCATTGGAATATCATGAATATAACAAATTGGATAATCTGGAAGTCTATTAAGAAATACTACAAATGTTTTCATTTCAGACCATAAGGTATTGTCTATTTTATAAAATAACATAGGAGTTGTTGCGTCACCAAAGATATTATAAAGAACTATAAAATGATTAATTATCAGGTGAGTTTTTAATTCACCTGATTTCTTATATCTTTTCAGAAGTCGTTTAATATACTTAAAATGATTTAAATCCTTATGGAAATCTGCCTCAGTCACTGCCTGAGGATTCTCATAATGTTTAATAGCAAAAAGGAGAAATGTCTCCTCATTCAACTCATTAAATATCATTTAATATTCAGGCAGTTACGGTTAATGTAGTTGTGCCAATACCAACACCAGAACTAAAGGCTCCGGCTCCCCCAACATTACGAATCAAATCTGTAATTAGTGAGCTAGTAACACCAGCAGCACCATAAGCATCTGTGATTACACCGATGAAACCTCTTGCTAAATCAATCTTAAGAATAGTAGCATTTGTACGAGTACTAAAGGTAGCAGCCAATCCTGCAGCAATAGTAGAACCAATAGTAGAAGCTGTACCAATTCTAACGAAAGTATTACCAATGGAAACAACTGGAACATTGGTTAGTTTACCAGTAATTGATAGTGAACTACCTACCGCTACATTAGCAACAGAATTTACGTGAATTACAGTGGCACCAATAGCAACAGTTTGACCAGTTGAAACTGCGGTGGTTAGTAAATTAACATTGGCAGCAAGAACCGTAGAAGGAGCAGTGAATGAGAATGATACTCTATTGGTTATTTGACCATTATAACTTGTGGTTGGAACAAAACTACCATTATTAACAAAGTTAGTAACAGTGGAACCGTTAGTAAATGAACCAGCAGTAGCTACAATCGCAGCAGATTCATTAGCATGATTAGCATCAAATGTACGAACACGAACAGTGGCAGCGGCACCAGCATATACTAATTCGTTGAACACTAAATGAACATAACCAGTATATCCAGTAGTAATTCCAGTAGTACCACCAGCACCAATAGAAATTGGAGAGGCTAGATTTGGGTCCTCAAAGAATACAGCAACTGGAGTAGCAAGACCAAGACCAGTTGAATTGGCGGAACCACCAGTAGTGTTTAGTCCAATAACTGGAACAATAACTTCATCATAATAAGAAGTAGAAAGACCAGATTGTTCTACAGTACCATAATGACGATAAATCCAACCACGGTTATCTGCGAAACTGTTGTGTGGAGTACGTGTTCTATCAGCATCACTCAGAAATTTCGGAATGGCGTAATTGTTTGCTGTTGTCTCAGTTGTTGTTGAAATTCCCCAGAGAGCCATTTTTGCTACCTTTACTAATTTATTCTAAGAATATTTATGTCGTTGAATTATTCTAAAATTTCTTGAATGCTGTTTAAATATAATTGATAGAATTCAGAAACTTGACCAGTTCTGTATTCTCCTCTTGCTAATCTAATTTTACTATTTGGTCCGTGTATAGTGGCTCTTATTCTATCATCCCGAGCTCTTCCTGGTTTTAATGGTTTACCATTATGGGTTAAATCTATTGGACCACCAACTGGTAATCCAAGTCTGCGCCTTGTTGCTGCTGGGAATCTATTTTGATCTACCGGTGGTGTTGGTGGTTTTGGTGCTTCAACCGGTTTAGGTTCTGGAGCAACGGCGGTAAATGTAATCCCCCCTTTTCGGTTTGGTTCTGGTCCTGGTGGTTTTGGTGGTAGAGAAGACCACATACTACCACCAGGACCAGAACCAAAAGTTCTACCTAGTGGTGGTCTTACTCTTTCTGGTTTAAGATTAGACCTTTTTAGTGGGGTTCCTCTACCTTTATCATTTCCCCACATAACAACTTCATGAATACACTCTGCTTTTTGGACAAACTCACTAAATCTTATCATCTTAGATATTCTGTAAGTTCTCTTACCATTTCCACATCACCATTCTTTAGGGCAATATCAAGTGCTTCTTGAACATCTGCTCTCTTTGGAAGATTTTCGTGCTTTGTCTTAGCAAACTTACGAATTTCCTTTTCAGAAACGTTATCTACAATATTCAGAACTTCTTTACTTACTTCGGTACGTGGAGTTTCGCCTCTCACTACTGATAATGCAAGACCAAAGAGTTTTTGTTGTTGTTGACTTTCAGCTTTTTCTTGTAGTTCTTCCTCCCATAAACCCCTGACAAATGCCCCAACTCTATCTGTTGGCCTACCTTCACTACGCCTAGCTGCGGAGACTGCCCGTTTAGTTGTTTCAATATCATCCCTAATCTTACCCCTAATATTTTTAGTAATAGCACCAAAAGCTGTTCTAGCTAATCTTCCTTCCCGAGAAGCAGCAGCTATTTCACCAGCTTTCTTGGCTACTTCAACTGCCTTTGTAATTGTTTTACCAGTTTTGCCAGCTAATTCCTTAGCAGTAGTTGTTGCTGCGTTATGTTTATCTACCCCACGTTTAACAGTTTCAATTGCTCTTAAAATGTTCCTTGCAACTCCGTCTTTTACCTTGGAAGAAGGTTGTATTTGTGTAGTAGTGGAAGGCTGCGCTTCAACTGCTTTTTTTGTTGCTATTTTTCCCCTATCTTGCAGAATTTTCTTGCTAATAGTTGATTGTGGGCGTTTGGTAGTTATGGTTTGACCACCTTTTCTTATTCTAGCATTGGTAGTTTGATATTGTTTAGTTCCTTTTGGTGCCTTAGAAGTTTTCACATTTGACTTTGGCTTTTTTAGAAAAAATGCCTCATTCAATAAATATTCCTCACCCAAATCAAACACATATTCAACAAACTTATCTTCACCGAGTTCTTCAATAACCATCTCAATGCCATATTCATTAAGACCCTGTTCATAAAAATATTCAGTAGCAATGTTCACAATATCATTGACATATTCTTCATCTAGTTCAACTAAATCACCAACTTGAGTTCCCTCATTAACACCATCACCACCAATAACTGGATTTATTGTTACTTTATTTTTTACTTGATTTTCTTTAACTTGAGTATCATCAATTTCATCAATAACTTCTTTTAGGTCATTTCTCCAATTTGAAAATGATTCTTTTTGAGTTTTTGGTGGTTTAGTAGAAGGTGGTGTTTGTGGAGGTACTTCTTTCCCCGGGATCGGGATCAATCCGTTTGTACTATCCCGGACGAATTCTCCACTTTGATTAAAACCCTCTGTTTGAGTTGGTTTTTTTACTGGACTATTCTTCTTCTCTTCAAGATAATTTACATATCTATGTTCTTCTGTAAGATAATTACCGGCAATATTATTGATGTATACCTGCCCCATTTCATTGAAGCCGTCTATGATTCTTTCAGACATCTGGATAAATTCTATATTTCTATACTGCTATTTATGACTTTTACTCTTACGGAAATTGGAGAGGAAGTTCTTAATTTCCTCAGTTCCAGTCATTTTCATAGCATATTTAAGTAATTCAGGAGTACCAACTTCTCTTTGGTCTGCTGAAACACCAGAAACATCGGTCCATTCTTTTAAGTCTTTTATCCAAGACTTAAACATAATATTATTCTCAGTGACACAAATTAAATAATTAGGACCACGACGGGTAACTTTACCAACCAATCCAGTATTTAAGCTTTCTACAACATCATCAATTTTAAAAATATTATCATTATAATATTGTTCTCTGAGACCATCAAAATCCAATAAAGGGGCGATTTCCCACGTTTCAAATGTCTTTTGTTCACCTAACATTTTCTTCTGGACAGCGTGAAATAATGCCTCAGAATCTTTCGGTTTCATTTTCTTAGGAACACCAACCCTAAATGTATTATAATCATTTTCAGCGGCTGCTTTTCTTAATTTTGAAGAAGATGCTGCTTCTACTCCTTGAGCATCTGGGTCACGAGCACCAGCAGAAAGTACATTAATCTCCGAGAAATCATAAAGCTGACCATTATATTGTTTGGCTAACCTCTCAAATTCAGAAAGGCGGTCTGCACCAACAACTATATTAATTTTTTTATATCCATCTTCTTGCGCACCCACTAATACATCAAATATAGTTTTCATATCTTCATTATTAATAATGTTCTCAGCATAATCTGGAAACATCTTTCGCATATACTTAATCTTCTGGTCTGGATTAAGTGGATTTTTAGCTGGGTCTACTGTTCTAGATGGATAAATCTTAAAGTCTCCGCCAGAAGATATTTGTTTTCCTTTTTGTATTAGTTTTTCGTGTCCAATTGTTGGTGGATTAAACTTACCAAAAATTATAGTGAGTGGAGTTTCGTTTTCTGGTTCTGGGGCTGGTGGTGCTTCTTGTGGTGGTGGAACACCCAGTCTTTGTCCACCTGGGGTTTGTGGTTCTTGTGCTCTTATATTTTGTTTTCTTTCTGGTGCTGTGGTAGATTGTTTCTCTGGTGAAGGAGATTTCTTTTTAATAATAACAAGCTGACCCTTAACAGTTTTCGCCTTAAGATTCCCCTGTCTATCAACCCAGGAGCCATGAGCATCACTAACCCAACCCATTCTCTGGGCTTCTGCGGATGCTCTTGACCCTCTTGATTCTTGTATAAAGTGTGAGAACTTCTTCATCTTATAATAGTCCTATACCAATTATTTATAAT